TATTTCGTTACAGTCAACGCATTGATACTTGTATGCAGGCATTGTTTGTCCTTTCTCTGCGTGGAGCTGTAGGGAGTCGAACCCTAGTCCAATCTGCTTCCACTTGTGGCTTTACAGACTGTCGAAACCATTCCAGCCCCTATAACTTAAATACTGTACCTGTAAAGTCTTTGTCACGTTCTAACACGAAACAAACCAGTCCAGGCACACTGTCTTCCCCTGAGTTCAACCGGTAATAATTACTTCCGTTGTCTAGGGTTGCAGCTTGAATCCAATAGCGTGATGTTCCCCTGCTTGTAGATCCTAATTCTTGCACTCTGAGATGATGAAAATGTCCACTAACCAAAACTGTTGCTGCAGTAACGCTCTGCTTACCGAATGACTGTTTACGCCACCAATCTGGAATCATCTCAGGTCTGTTTGCTTGATGTCCATGCACCATGCCCAACACATGAAATCCACCGTCTTGAAACACGTCATAGGCCAAAGACTCATCATGCTTTGCAGGTTCGTGAAAAGTTATGTCAAGCCCTACTTCTTTGCTGAGCCTAGCCAAAGTCCTACCAATGTGAATAGCCCAGTCATCAGTAGCATTTCCAACTTTCTGCTTGTTGACTCTAAACTGACAGTGATTAGAACCTACGCTTAGATAAGTTATCGGAGCGTGTTTGCACAACTGCTTTAGTGTGTCCCATGCCAGAGATGTTGCCAAATCCACTTGCTCCATAAGGCTTAGGTCGTTTGTTGCTAACTGATGTAAGTCAGCCACGTTTCCAAAGTTTTCGATAGTGTCACCTACATCGCAAAAGATAATGCGTTCAGGTTTAGTTGACTTGACTAACTGCAAGAGCTTCGCCTGAGTTTCAGACACTCTAGCAATCATGGCTTCAACACCGCCCCTGTGATCTACCTTGCCAACTTGCAAATCTGACCAAAGAATGACTAACGCTTTACCAGGGGAAACAGTCTTGACTACCGGTGGCTTGGTCTTCTTGGCTAACGAGTAGAGCAAGGGTAAGTCTTTTGTTATGCCTTTTCTACGCCAGCGTACTCGTACAGCTGTATGCCATGCAGGTTCAAGTGGGAAAGGTCTAGCAACTTGCCAGCGAGAGATTCGTGGCTCGCCTACAATCTCAATGTGATCAGGGTCAATGCCTGCATCACGAAGAAAACCGTCAATGTCAACTGCTTCACCATCAGCAACAGGTGGCAGAGTCGCTTCCCCACCATCGCCATCAAACACGACACTTGCTGACCAGCCTTCAGGTGCAACTATCTTCGGTGCAGGGGTAACTAGGTCTTCCAACATGAGCAACGCTTCTCTCTGTGCTTCTTTATGCTTTTCTCTGACACAGCAAGGCCTTTGCTTGCAAGTTGATTTTGTAGAGTGCCACAAGGCCATTCAGGGTTCATTACAGCTGACTCTAAAATTGTTGCATCGCTCTCAGATAACTCAGTTTTCGCTGTTCTTATGCGACATGGAAACTGTCTGATTGGTAGCGACAGGTCTTCAAGCATTAGCGTTTCTCCAAGTTAGGGTCATAACTAACTTCAGCTGCATAAGGTGAGATTAGGCGTTTAGCCAGGTTATCTGCCAGCGTTTCCATAATGTCACCCTGAGCAGCTGAAACAATAAGCAAGTCAGCCAACTGATACCTAATACTGTCAAAGTCTGAACCCCAAACCAAGTTCTTATCACGAAGCAACTCAACTGCTTCATCTATAGCCCTAGTCATCATCGTTCAACGGATCTAACTCATCAACATAATCAGCCTGCGTAACATACGCCAGAAACACGCTAGTAGCCACAGCCAAAATAAATCCGGTAACCAGAATTATTAGCATCAAAATAATTAGCTCTAGCATCAGTCAATGTCCACAGCATCAGTAAGTTTCTCCAACACAAGGTCAAAGATGGCCTGCATCTGAGCGTTAGAGATAACTTCTGCTCTTTCTAGTTCAATCAAAGCATCTGCTGTTCTTGCAGCTTCATCAGTACGCCCCTTCAAAACACCTGCCTTGTAGTCCTTGCTAAAGATGTTTACAGCCTGCATACGAGCACACTGACACCCTTCAACACAGTTATTACAACTCATTTATGTTCCTTCTCTCCACGTTATAGCCTGGGCGAACTGGAAAATCATCCAGCTGCTTAGTCCCCCGCAAAATCTCTAAACACCTTTTACGTGAGAAACCTGTTTCTAGTCTAAGCACTTGCAACGCCTTATCCTGTTCAGCGAACACTTCCTGCTTGACCTTTTCGTTCATCTGCCAAACAAAGACTGCATCAGCCACATACAGCCTTATCGGGTAATGCATCAGTTTGTGATCTATCTTGATACGCTTCACTGCTCACACATCTCAATAGCCTGCTTTTCAGTTTGATACAAATCCCAACACTTAGGCTGACTACTGCCCCAAAACGCCAGAATCCCGATAAGAATCCCTAAACCTGCCACAGCTGAAGCAATAAAATAGGCACTCTCACGCTTAGTCAAATCAGGCATTTTCAACTCCTGGTAAGTAAATAACCTTTTCCCCATTCAGGTCAAACGATACGAGTTTGTTTGTTGCAGCACATCGCCTAACAGCGTTCAGATCCATAAGCAAGTTGATTATGCGTTTCTGCTCCTGAGCAACCTTCATCCTGATTACGTCTTCCAAGAATGGCCTAGTCATAACTAGGTTCTTATCGTTACCCCTACATTTGCAAGTAGTCATAACCAGCGTTTCGTTAGGTTCTTTACTCACGTGCTTCACCCTTCAGCTCTTGAATCAATTTGTATGTGGCATCAGATACAGGCAACTTCATAAGCAGTTCAACAATGCGTTTACGTTCACGCTCTGCACCCTGCTCCCGATAAAAGTCCCTTACACGCTCAGCATGCTCATAACGTAACCGCTCACTCATCAGAACCCCCTTTTGTAGATGTTTAGAAACACAACCAAAATAAAAGTCAAGAAGACTGTCACAGTGATTGGGTGAGTCAAGAACGGTTCAACAAAACTGAAGATAAACGCTGCAAGATACAACCCTGAGAAACTGATTACAACAAACAGAATGAAACCTAATAAAACTTTCATTAGACACCTGCCACATCTACTGCTTCGTAAACATGATCTGCAGCTTGCCTGCGTGTAATGTTCATGCTCTTAGCGTAAGCAATAACTGCTTCATCCCAACGCTCATACAAGTCAGAAAACTCTTTATGGTTCATGCCAGTTTCTACCCATGCTTTGTAAGCATCTACAGTTTTTAGAAATAGTTGAGTCTGCATTATGCACTCACTTTCAGGCAGTGTTCTTCAATGAACTCATGGAGTTCTTCAAAAGCGTTACCGTATGCAATCATCGTGTTAGCAGACTGCATCTGCTTATAGATTTCTAGTAGTTGCCAGATTTGTTCTTTAGTCATTATGCACCCATCAATTCTGCGTAAACGCTTTTCTTGACTTGCTTTGCAATTCTGGCAATCTTTGCGTGTGAATCTTCTGACCAGTCAATCAATGCTTCATCATCAATAAAGTTTTGAATCTTTAGTGCTTCTTCTAAAGTGATTTTTAGTGTTTCAGCTATAAATCGTGTATCTGCGTTCATTTTGTGTTCCTTTGTTTGTCCGAACTCAACCTTTTGGCTGATGTGTCCAGATTAGCAGTTTTAGGACAAATTATGCAACTTTATTTTATGGGCGTGTCGCACTGTTATCAAAGCGTTACCTGCATAGAAAACAGCGAAAACTATGCAGATTCGCTGTAGTTAGTGATAGTCACAGCCACCCCTGGCTGACCTGTCGCATACTTCTTAGACACTTCCAGTCGTACAACTTGGCTGTCATCACCCCAAACAGGCTTACAGCTGTCAAGCAAACTTCTGGCGAGTTTATCTACATCAGGGGGCACAGTAGGGTAAGGGCGTTTCACTGTTGGCTTACGTGTCAGATAAAACACTGCTTCAACCTTTAGAGCACCTTCAAACTTACTTAGATCACCAGAATCCTGCATCCCCTGAACAACAGCATCACTAACAGCCTTTCTCCAAACAGGCAATCCAGGTGAAGCTTCAATAATCAAGGGAATGTTATTTCCTGCAGCAGTCTTGCGTGACCCGACATACTTCTTGCTACCCTGTGGGCGTGGTTCATAACCAAAGACTGTGAAGCTGAAACTATTTCTTGCCATAGTAATTAAGGATAATCACACTCCAGCAGAAAACCCCTACCAAACCATTTATGGCTGATAGGGGTTGACTTGTGAAACAAGCGTTAACTATGAAAAGTAGGCCAAAGAGAAAACCTACAATCCATTGACGCATGATTTAGAACGATTTAGAACGGTGCATTGGTGACTGGGGGAGCAGGTGGAGCATCAATCTGAGCATTGTTGATGTCAAGCTTGACCTTACGTGCAGGCTGACCGTTACGATCTTCGTAATCTTCAATCTTTGTGCTCAACTGACCGTAAACAGTAACATCACTGCCTTCAGTTAGGTTATGAGCTACAGCAAACCAAACAGTGTAGGTTCTTGTATAGTCTTCACCTGTAGCAGACTTGTATGACTCAACAAGAGATAAACCCTGATTAGATGCCCCGAATACTTTTGAAACTTTACCTGAAACTTTTACAACTGCCATTTGGAACTTCTTTCTCTAATGCGTAAGTACATGTTGCCATGTGTTCTGTTTTATTGTGTTGCAGATTTATTGTAGTGGTAATCGCTGACAATGTGTGTCAAACGCTCTAAAGCAATATCAGCGTATTCCTGACTGATTTCCGAACCAATGTAAGCCCTGCCCAACTTACTGGCTACATAAGCAGTAGTGCCTGTGCCCAAGAATGGATCATAAACCACATCTCCAGCCTTAGAAAAGTTGTTCACAATCACTTCAACAAGTTTCTCAGGAAACGTAGCCCCATGCTTAGTTGCACTCTTTCTACGCTCTCTCTGAATAACCCAAACATCATCCAAAGTTCCACGCTCAAAAGTAGCTGTCCTAAACTGCCTGCTAATTGGGTAATCCTTCTCAAATACCAGAAGCAACTCACTACGCCTATTCAAGACTTGCTCCTTCATAGCAGGCTGACCATGACCCTTATCCCAAACAATGATCTCTTTCAAGTTTTCAGAGAAATCGCCTATAAGTTGAAAAAACGCTCTTTTACTACCAGTGACAATCTGAATGTTGTAAAACACCAAATTACTGACACGAAGCAGCTCAGTCAAAACTTCCTTATGAAACTCATAAAACTGGTCAATAGGTAAGTTATCTGCAAAGTCTTCATACTTAGTGCTGATTTCTTTTACTATCTGCCTAGAGCAATACTTACCTTTACTGATTCTCAGGTTCATGTTATACGGTGGCGAAGTAACAACCAAATCAACAGAATCATCTGGCATACGCTTCATCGTGTCCAAACAGTTCTCAACGTGTATCTTATTCAGCATCAGTTATCACTCACAATGTGTGTAGGGTTTACGCAGTCACGATGTGCACAAATCCTGATACCTGGCAAGACTAACCTACCCTTAGCATCTATCGGATTTAGATCAGCATCAAGACTGCCCTGATGTGGAGTACAACGCAACTTACCGTATTGAATGGTTGTTGCAGGTTTGACTCTGCAGCTTATGCATTTAAGGTCTTTGCGACCCCGCTTCTCAGCGTTCACAACCCACTTAAAGCCACACCTGTAACACTCAACCTGATTATCCTGCATAAGGTAACTCCCGAACCCTGCTCCTACTACCATCAAACACGCTGTCAAAGTTACCCACAGCACCATGCCTATTCTTCACTACATCCATAGTAATCAAAGACTTAGCCCCAAACGCAAGACGGTCAGGATGATTCCCAGCAACAATCTGAGCATCACGAGCAACATCAGTTTCACTCTGCTTACGAGACAACATCACAATCACATCAGCATCCTGCTCAATCTGACCCGAATCACGCAAATCAGAAGCATTAGGCCGATCATCAGGTTTATTATCTACACGCCTGTTCAGCTGAGCCAAAGCAACCACAGCCACACCAAACTCCTTCGCCAGATTCTTCAAATCCACGCTAATCTGCGAAACCTTCTCATAAGCACTAGCCTTCGGATTAGCTGCCTGAATCAACTGCAAATAATCCACCACAACAACCTGCACATCACGCTTAGCCTTCACAGCAATCAAATAAGAACGAAGTTGAGCGACAGTCTGCCCACCCTTATCAGCAACAATCAACCTATTCTCAACCCTAGAAATCAGTTGACCAACAGCCCTACGCTGATCCTTATCCAACTCACCACGCTCAATCAAACCCAAATCAATATCCAACTCACCAGCCACAACACGCTTCAACAAATCCGTCTTATCCATCTCCAAACTAAAAAACAACACATCCTGCTCACGTGAAATCTCCCAAGCAAGCTGCAAACCAACCACAGTCTTACCCACACCAGGTCTAGCCCCAAACACATACAACCTAGATTGTTTTAGCCCCACAATCAAAGTATTCAAACCCTGAAAACAAGTCTTTATAACAGCCTTCGGAGAAATAACGTCATTCAACATCATCTGCAAATCCCAAGCCAAATCCGGTATCTCAACAGCCTGAACCATCTTCAACTGATCCAACTTAGAACGCATCAAATCAATACGAACCTGAACATCCCCACCAGCCTGAGCATCCAACGCCAACAACTGAAGCTGACGGTCAACACTCTTCTCCATAACCTTAGACACATAAAACGGAAGATGAGCAACAACAGCAGGCATCTGCAACGCATCCAAAACCCTTTGCCTAACAACAGGCTCAGCGATACGCTCCAACACAAGCCAAACATCCAACAAACCCTTATCAGCGTAAACAGCCTGCATCACAGCGTAAGCCTGCCTAAACCAAGGCGAATCAAAATCATCAGGCTCAAGCTGAACATCCCTAAAACTAATCCCCCTAGACTCCAGTAAGCAACCAACCACAAGTTCTTCAAAATCAATACTCTGAGTCATCAACGGACTTCCCTTTCAGCCTGCGAAGCAGCAGAATCAAGTAACTTATAAAAACGACCTACACGAATAACATCGGTATAAGCAGAACTGCAATCGTAACTAGAAGCAAACGCTTCAAGCAAATCCTGCACTTGCAACGGAGTCAACCTACCCGCAACCCTGCCAACACACAGCTTCATAAACGGACTAGCAAAACTTGAATCAAAAACAACTTCTTCTGCATTTAATAAGTTATCTAATCCTTTATTTAATAGGGGGTCAATTTGGCTACTGGTTAACAGGTCATTTTGGTCATTTACAGCGGTCATTTTGGTATCTGCAATAGCGGTCAATTTGGTCACCGGTTGCTCAATAAACGTAATGTAATAGACATTAGATTTACCTGAATTATTGCTCCCACGAACCCACACAAGTTCACCTAACTCAGTCAAGCGTTGCAGTGATCTACGAACTCCCCTAGGGTCAGCAATACCGGTCATCTTAGCTATGTGCTTTTGGCTAGGGTACGAACCTTTGCCAGGATTATAGGTTTTGGCGATTGCCAGTAACACGAACTTATCTAGCCTTGTGGCCTGTGACTTAGCCCAAACTAAGTCCATCTCTTTATATCCCATTACTTGTCCTATTCTGTCTAAATTGTTATGTCTTGAAGTAGTAATCGCAGAGCCAGTTCTGCCTGTTGTGGGACTACCCCATTACCACAAGCCTTCAACTGATCCTTACGCTTTATACCTATGTCTTCAGCTGTAACCCATCCTGCAGGCAACCCCATCATCCACTCAGTGAACTCTGCCGACAACCTGTGATTACCGTCTTTACCGTCAGGCTTAGTAGGTGCAGGAGCAGGGCGTGTTAGTTCTTCCCAGCGTTCAATAGCAGGGGCAAACTTCCCCCAATTAGTTACAAGCACCTGATCTTCAATACGAGATTTTGTTGCACCGGCTTCAACTTGTTTAGGCGTTGAACTGTTTGCTGCACTCACTCTAGGCGTACCAAGCAAGGTTACTTGTGCGTTTAGGGGTAGCGTGTTGCGTTCAAACTGTGACTTACCTGCAGTGTTCTTACCATCTTGAACTGTGACTGTAGGAAGCATCTCCATGCGTACTGCAACGCCAAGACTGACACCAGGCATGCCTTTGTAAACACCATCAATCATCTTTTGTCTGCGAGCAACATAATCTTCAACAGGTTCGTCATGGTTACGAATGTGCCCAACACTGGGGGTAGGCAACAAACTGTTCTTTATAGACTCACTGACCTGCAAACCATTTTCTGCAGCTAGTTCAGCAACCTGATCTGCAACCTTGACCATCCTGCCACGCTGTCTAGCCTGAGTTTCACTGATAGCCCCACCAGTAGAATCAGTCACACTAGGAGTACGCATCAAGTTTTCTTCAGGTAACTCATTTATTACAGACTCACGAAGATTACGATAACCACCAGGGCTACGCTTCTTCAACTCTGCAATCTGTTCAAGCGTTTTGACTTCCCTATGCTCCATCGTGTTTGGCGTTGGAAGGGTAGGCGATGATGAAGACTCTAAATCTGTTGTGGGGTGCTCCTGCATCGGCAGCTCGTAAACCACACCATTTCGCATCATACCCGATATCGGCCAGCGACCCGAGAACGGCCTGTATTGCTGTGAAAACAGGTTCTGCTCCCCAATCATCCAAATCTTCTTGACTGTATTCCATTCCGTTATCTGCTTTAGCACTTAGTAAACCCCTAACATTTTCTATTACAACCAGTTTTGGTTGTAGTTCTTCTATAGCTCTAGCAAACTCATGCCAAAGCCCTGATCTTGTTCCTTCTTTTAGCCCTGCTCTTTTACCTGCCAAAGATAAGTCTTGACATGGAAAACCACCAGTCAAAACATCTACTGCTTCAACTTTTGTAAAATCTACTTTTGACACGTCACGATAGTTCGGCACGTCAGGGAAGTGTTTTGCAAGGATTGCTGAAGGTGCATCTTCCCATTCACAGTGCCAAGCCATCTCAGCATCAAGCACATTCAAAACAGCCAAATCCAAGCCACCATAACCACTGAACAGGCTACCTACACGTAACTTATTCATCTGCCTTTTACCTTGTCAAAGTAAGCTGCTCTCTTGTTCATCACCGTAAACACTGCTTCATTTATGGCAGTTTGATTTGAGAGAGAACACACTATTTGCCACTGATCTAACTTGATAGTTGCAGTGTTTTCTATCCAATCATTTTGAACGGTTACACCATTTACGTATTCAACGTAGTAGCAGTTTCCCTTAGCCACATTTGGCAGTTGCATTGTTCTACTCATTTACTTTGTCCTTTGTCGTTTGTTGTATTCCTGCATTTCCATCATGGCTATAAGTAGCTTGTGATCTACAGGTTGCTTTTCAGGTTCAATGACGTGTGCTTTCTTTATGCAGTCTTTCAACCCACAAAGCCTTTTGCCAGGGTTGACTAGGAAACCGTTTTCGTCTATCGGATGCCAGTCATCGTTGAGTTCACCTTGCCACAGCCAGCAACCTAGTTTGCCTAATACTGGGTGAGTCCACTTGTAGTCACGCCTAATTTCTGTGCGTGTGTCCCTGCAGTCACGACAGTATTCAGCGTTTTCTACGTTACGGATTTTGCGTTTATACACTTGCTCAGCTGTTGTTTGTATGCCACAGCGTGGGCAGTAAACAATCTCATTTTCTACATCGTATTGTGTCCGAGTCATGAAGACATCTAACCACAACTACAAAGAAAACACCTAATCCATGTAACTTATCAGCGTGTTTAGCCTTATAGTCTGCTCATTCAACCTGATTAGAGTCTTACCCCTAAGCACAGGGTCATCTGTCAAAGACACGACTAACTCACCTAACTCCCTGATGTGTGCAGAAAGTACGTTAATGCTTTGCAGTAGCTCCAGTGATTCCATCGGCCTTACCCTTGATTGCTTCCAGAATAGCATTAGGGGCTTTACCCTGTTTCGCTTCGTTATACAGTGATCGCAAACCTTCAATGTCGTTGATGTTGTCTAACGCTGCTTGCCAGTTGCGTGATACTTCAGGCGTTGATAAACGTTGAACCTTGCTCATTTCTTGCTGACTAGGGCGTTTACCTTTAGGGCTGAACTCTCCACCAAGCATTGAGATTGCTCTACCTAGAGCTGACGTTGCACAGTTCTCGACAAAGGATGTTTTGTTTACAGGTGAACTGCCTAGGCGTTCTTCAGCGAAGTCAACTGTCGCAGGGTAGAGATCATCTTTGTGCAGATACACTTCTGCTTTGAATACGACTTGCTCCGGTGAGATGCTGACTAGCTCTAGGTTGAATCTGCCTTGACTGTGCCTGCTCCAGAACAAATCCACTCTCTCCTGGACTGTTTGATACTCGCTTAGGTTGAAGTGTGCCATAACTATTTCTGCTCTTTTCTTCTAATGTCTTCTAAAACTACTAAGACTTGAACAATTTGTTTGTGTGTTTCAGTAAGTTCTTCAGGCAGAACTGATAAGACTTGTCGCAATTCATCATGGTATTGGCGAAACAAGTTGTGAGTGTGTTTATGGAAAACTGTGAGCGTAGCTGTTGCTGATTTATCAGACATTAGTTATCGCTCCAAGTTACTGTCATGTTGTTTTCTAACCAGATCCACTGTGTCAAACCATGCAGGGTTACGCCTACTGAACCTGAGTCTAGGACTTGAACACCTGAGCAGATGCCTGATACTTCGGTGCTTTTGCGTTTGTCGTTGTGGATAACTATGGCGATTTTGTTGCCTACAGTTAGTCCTTTTACGTCACTTATTTTCATGTTATTTCGCTTTCTTGATTGTTAGATAAGGGGCGTTCCCTGCTCTTTGACTTAGGGTTGCCACGATTTGACCTTCTACAGTGCCGTTCTTAGCTCCGTTTAGTGCAGCAATAGTTCTTGACTTCATTTCTCGCAGATGTGTTTCAGCTGCATCGAAAGATGTTTGGGCGTTGATTAGTTCGATACCTAATTGCCCTAAGTCTTCGTCACGTGCTTCAATGCCAGGGGCAAGCTCTCTCACAGTTTCATAAGTTGACTCACTTCCATCCCAGTCAGGCTGAATGTTGTCTAAGACATAAGATCTAAACTTGTTGACTTGTTGCAGGATTGCATCGAACTCAAAGTCATCCCAAAGCAGTTCATACTCTTTGTATCTGCCTGCATTGACTACAGCAAACACTGCCTTACGCAAACCAAATACATACATGTACCAGTAAACCTGTGCTTTATAGTTTTCAGGTATGGCATCCCAGTAGGTTGCTGTGTGTTTGATTTCAAGGATGTAGCCTTGACCGTTTTCGTCTAAGCAAATGCCATCAGGGTTAGCATGCATCCATTCAGCATCTTTTGCAGCGTAAGTACCAACTTCTTGAACAACATGATCAGGATGTGACTCAATGTAGAGCTGACGGATTGCAGGTTCAACAAGTGTCCCTAAACGCATCGCAGTATTAGGTGTGACAGAGCGTTCAAGTTTGCCTGTTTTCTCTGCCCACAAAGTAATTGCACTTACCCAAGGTGACAGCCCAAGAATAGTGCCGATTTCTGAACCTGAGATAACTCCAGGCTGATTGCGTAGTGCATACCATTCTGGAGATTGATTTGCGTGTGTACCTAAACTGATAGCAGTTTCAAGGATTTGCTGTATTTTGTCGTTACTCATACCTAGAGTTTATTTATGACCACCGACAAACTATGGCTAAACCGAATCACTTTAGATCTACACGAAGCTATAACCGATATTGGGGGCGTAGAGTGCGAGAGTGTTCCAGAGATTTTCTTCCCTGAAGATTTAGGTCAGCCAGGGGATAACCGGATAAACACTGTGGCCATCGAAACTGCACGTGAGATTTGCCTACGTTGCCCAGTCATGGATAAGTGCCTAAAAGTAGGCATGTTTGAAGAAGCAGGTATTTGGGGTGGAACAACGCCACAACAGCGTAGAAACATTAGACGTTACGAGTTAGATTAGCCCTAAAACAGCCTTGTAAGGGGTCTAGAAACGATTTAGAGCCTAAAAGCGTGTATCTATACGCTGAAACGCTTATTTCTTGTTTTCGGCTTGTTTCTCTGCTTTTTGGATAGCATCGTTGCTTGCTTTAGCAACATCAGCCTTAGTGACTGTCCCAGTTGTTGCAATCGCATACCCGATAGCACCGATAACACCGATCATGAGTGTTCCCCAAGCAATAATCACACCGTCAAGCCAGTTACCTGTTAGAGCTGCACCTACACCAGCCGAACCACCAAGGATAAACAGGAAGATACCGAACCCACGCCAAGCAAGGATTGCTAGAACATCGGTTACAGCTTTGACTCTGGTAGTGATTTTGGTTTTCATGATTTCCTTTATACGAAACTTAGTGGGTTGAGTAAATCTTTGTAGGCTGCCAAATGCACATCAGGATTACTCCATGACTTGTTTGCTTTACCGATTGTTTGATGTAGGTGAGCACCTGTTGAAGCTGAACCTGACTTGTATTTGCCCCCACCAACTTTGCCTACAACTGTTACGCCTGCAACAACTTTGTCACCTTTGACTAGATCAGACTTCTTTGCCAGGTGAGCATCCTGAATAAAGACATTATGCACTTTACCCTTATTGTCTGTTAGCACTGCAGAATAAGTGACATACCAGCCCAAGACATCAGACCATTCTGAAGCGAAAACTGTACCTGTTGCACTTGCCTTGATAGGTGATAACTCTTTAGGACTCCAGTCTTGTCCCCTGTGTGGTCTTCCGTTACGGTATGGGGCTAGATTGCCGAACTCATCGTTACGAAGTTTCGGGCTAAAAGGTTCAACATACTTACTCATAAGAGCAAGTTTATCAAAACAGTTGTTACGCTAAATCAGCTAACTCTGCTTCATGAACTGCAATAGCAGACTGAATAACAGCGATGTTTGCTGTGGCCTGATCTATAACTTCTTGATTGCCTAGAGCTTCGGCCGACTTTAGGTTTAGTTCGTTCTGGTAGCCCTCAAGGTTTAGAGCTTGAATGCGCTCACTTAGTAGTTGAGCCTTTACTTCTGGAGATACGTTGAACATGTGGTTTCTTTCTTATTGAGGAATGTTATCTAGGATAGTGGTCTCGGCACCTGCTGCACCTGCACGGACAACAAGTTTTAGAGTTCCTGCGTTAGTGCCATCACGGAAATAAATACGACCAACACCAGCACCGTCATTTCCAGCAGCAGAAGTCATTTTAGTTAGTGACAAAGCACCACCAGAGTTTTCCTCTTTTAGTTGTACCCATTGCTGAGCAGTTCTAAGACTTACACCAAGGATAATGCCAGAGGCGTTTACTCTAGCTTGTACTGTTCCTGCCGAGTTTTGCCATTCCTGCAAGTTGCCAGTCAAACCTGTATTAGCCCTAATTACAGCAGTTGTTTCAGTAGTTCCACCCACAGCTTGAACAAATAAAGTATTGAATTGAAAAGTGTTAGTTCCAACAAAAACTCTGTTTGTGTTAAACAAGTTAGCGTTACTGTCAAATCTCGAGAGAATACTTCCTGCACTCGTTTGTAGTTCCAACAAGTTGGCCGATTGTGAAGCAAAGCCCCTGACAGTCGCAACCACTTCGGATGCAGCCACTGGAGTTACGAACATTGAGCCATTCATGTTGGTTCTACCAAATTGACTTACAGAAAAGTTAGTTAGAGCACCAGAGTTTTGGATTCTAATTAGGTCCGTACTTTGACCCGATGCACCACGAACGACTAAACCAATGTTTGACGCATTTATGGACGTGACAGATAACTGTCCTAAACCAGATGAACCACCCACACGAACTTGCTGAAAAACGTTTAAGTTTCCTGCAGCACTAAAAAATGCTAATTCTGATGCATCTGACCTAACAGAGAATAGGTTTCCTGTTTGACCTGTTGCACCTGTGATTGTTAAAGGTATTTGACCAATAGCAGTTGATGTGACTGTTTGTGCCCCTGTGAAAGAGTTACCCCCAGCAAGGTTTGCTTTGCCTGCTAGATCTGTTGTTAGGTTGACTACTTGTGACTGTGTGATTGCTGAACCTGAAACGCTCACAGCTGTAGAAGCGTTAGTCGCAAAGACTGCTGTACCTGCTTGTTGAGCTGTGCCTGCACTTGCTACCGTACCTGAAGTAAAGTCTGACACTTGGCTACGTGTAATGTCACCTGAAATCGTTAGTGCAGTTCCAGACGTGGTGGCAAACACTGCAGTTCCAGATGTTGTAGCAAATCCTGATGTTGTTGCGTTATCTGCCTGAGTAACTGTGCCCGAAGTAAAGTCGCTGACCTGTGACTTAGTTATTGTGCCTGAGATTGTTACAGCTGTACCTGAGTTAGCAGAATAAACAGCAGTTCCCGAAGTTGTAGAGTAAACAGCAGTTCCAGAGTTGACAGCATAAACAGCAGTACCCGATTGTTGAGCAGTGCTTGCAGACGCTACAGTGCCCGAAGTAAAGTCACTTACCTGAGATTTAGTGATTGTGC